GGTGGACTTGGCAACTCTGTTTTTCTGGACCATTAGACAATTTTACATTAGCATATCCAGTGGACGTTGAAGTTTTCAATTCTCCACGCAAGGAAAACACTCGCCCATCACTGGACACAGAATAATTCTCAAAACCAGGCACTTTTTTAACTTTAACTTTATTCATTTCAAAACTCATTAAAAAGATTAGAGGGAACCCAGTCTTACCTGAGCCGACCAAAGTCTCCCACTGCTAACTACTGCTTCCCAAATTCATCGTCCATCGGCACCCGTGGTAAGGCTTGCGATGCTCATCGGCCCAACATTCTAGTATCGGTGATCCTTGGGATAGGACTGCTAGGCCTTGACCTGCCTAGCATCAGGAAACCAATCAATAAGATTGGTGCGAATGGCCCAGCCGATACACTACTTCCCCTTCGGAAAGACCGCCTTCGTCCGATTCCATCGTGTACACTTCCGGCATACACACACCAGCCAACTCATTGTAACAGTAATAACCCGAATGCGTCACCACCAGTCTAGCGCCAGCGGGCAATGCTCTCAGCGCCTCTATCATATCTTCAACTCTTACAAAATCTTCCACAATAAACTCCTTTAACGCATTCTAAGCGCCATTATCTTTTTTTCTAGGGCTTCAATCCGCATCGCTCTTTTCGCATCAATCTCCGCACGTTTAGTCATCTTAGCACTCTGACGGAGTACCTTAGCGAAGGCTTTTTCTTTTACGACCTGAAATTTCAAGTCTCGGATCTGCGCCCGTAGGGACTTGTTAATTTCAAAATTTCGCTTGTACTCGCTTTGCAAGTTAGCGAGGGTAATCTGCAGGTTTGTCATTTTCGGTTTCCTTATCAATCAATCTATGGGTTAATTATACCAGGTTTTGGAGTTTTGTCAATCAATACTTGACTTTTTTGCTCTAGTTAAAAAGTATTCAAAGTGGGTTCAAACAGGTCAATCAATGCACGTTCACTCTGGTGCGCTGGTTTACGACCGCGTACCACATCCAGTACTTCATAACGCCATTCACATTCGGCCAGAGTACGGAGAGCCTCACAAAATGCCCAAGCCTTGTTTTCACACTTAGCCCGACTAACATGCTTTTGCCAGCGGACCTTAACGGATCTCACAAATGCATGCCCTTTGGCTACTGTAACACCAATGTATGAATCACCGGTATCTACACAGGTGACGCGGTACAGGACATGATTTCTGTCGGATCTTAATTTTCTGCTTTTCATGTATTCTATTATACCAGAATCCTGGTAAAAGTCAAGTACAGAAAAGGTATTACTTTTTGAGGGCTGTGATGGACATAGAATCAAAGTTTATACTTTGCACTTCAAAACCGACTTTTTGTAACGACAAAGCAATACGTTCCCGTATGGAAGTAATCGTATCGTTTTCAAAAGATGACCTAGCCCAAGGCGATAGTTCGGTGCGAACAGCCTTCAAGTCAGTACAGGAAAATTTCATTACGAATTTCCCAGGAGACAATTCAAATTTTTCTGCAAAGTAAATCTTATTCATTACAAATCTCCAGGACTTCAACAACCCATGTAACGGGTACCTCGTACTTGGCTGCAATTTCTGCAAACGAAAGTATTCCTTCTTCCAAATCACATTGGATATCAATAGCTAAGTCGGACATGCGGCTCATAGGGATCTCCAGACCATCAAGTCAAGCACCAGCACAGCAAGGGCTAGTGCATAAACAAATCCGAAAACAAAAGGTTTAACATCGGTATTCATATTTGATTTCTCTTTCAACATGGATTCAGTATAACAGGACTGGTACTAATGTCAAGCAATACCAGACTAAAATAATCAAGTATCTGAGAGCCCCACAGCCCCATTATACAAAAGTATTACAGGCTTGTCAAGTGTTATTTTTGGTAAACTTCAATCAGGCTGATAATGATCCATCAGCGCAGTCTGCAGGCGCAGAGCGGCATGGCAAATTTGGAAGGTTTCTCCGTAAAGGGAAAGGTCCGCTAGAGTTTCTAAAAGGGATTTTAATTGCGCTTCGTCCATGGTAATTCTCCGTAAAGATTAATTATACCACAAAAAGATAATCCTGTCAAGTGTTGACAAATCCAGGAAAGTGTGTTATAATTGAAGGTTAAGCATGGCGCCTACGTCCGGTGCAACAATGCTCATTGGAGATGGATATCCGAAAAAGACCTCTCCAAACGCTTGTGGCCATTAGGTTATTCCGGGTCGTTTTATATTCTTCTTTGATATCTTGCAAGTCACCCACTCGTTATAGAATGCATCACTCAGCAGGGCTCCCAATGAAAAGATGTAGTGTGTTTCCCAATATGAACACTCGGAGCGATTACGACCAAACATCACAATGGTCCGAGTAAAGTTCACTTCGCCGAGAGTCTTCACATCCTCTATCAGCATCTTATTAGAACCCCAATAGGTTTCCCAATCGCTTGCTTTGCGGATCTTCTTTCGCTTGCCCTTCACCGTTTTGTATGCGGCCTTAGTCAAGTATTTGCGACCAATGTATCGGCGCCCATCTATCAAATTCTCTATGATATAAACGAAGCCGTATGCATCGCCAATCACTTCATCACTCACACTCTCATTATTATAGGTCCAAGTCATCGGAATCCTCACTCTCTTCCATTATGTATTCGCTACAGAATGGGCAAAAGGTCGGATCATCTGGCGCTTGGTCGCCATCGTAAACTATTTTGAATTGGGCCTCGCAGTTGTCGCAGGTGTGCTTTAATGTCTTCATTAGGATCTCCATATATCGTTTCCGTCGCTATATGTATCTCCGTTTTCTTCATCATGAGGTACCGGAATGTCAAGCATCCAGTCTTCGTCTTTTAAGGTGTATTCGCCGCTTCGGTCATTGGCCCGCTCTCTGTTAATGGCTCTCATAAAGTCTCGGCTCATTGAGGCGGTTGCGATTCCCTCTGGCGATTGGTGATATGCTTTTAGTTTCTTACTCTTGGCCTGTCGGATCTCTGGCGTTTGTTCACGGGCATTGGCACAGGAGTACCCGCAGAATGGTCCTCTTTTTTTGTGAGTGATCCCACACTTAGGGCATGTCTTTATAGTCGGCATTTCTCGCTAGTTCGGTTGCGGTGCGTTAATCGCTCAAATTATATCTTGTTTTTTCTATATAACTTCTTATATTCCACAAAGGATAATCTATATTCCAGTGTTGGATCATTCTCTTTGGCTTTTCGCCATGCATCATTAATGGTAATAGTTTCTTTGTTCTTAGCCCAGGATACTTTATTAATATCTTTAGTTACTTCATTATAGCCGAAGCCTAGCCCTTTGGCTCTTCCTTTACTTTTCATCTTTCTTACTACTCCCATACATACTCATTATTCCCACAGTCAATAGGAACCACCAGGCTGACCAATCGTATTCTATGACAAGATAAGCTGTTCCTGCAAATAGGCATAGATTATATAATGCGATTATTAATACTGTGATAGGATTTACCATTTTTCTGTCCCCACGACTGGTACTATTACTCTGCACATTGTACCATTGATTGCGGTATTATACTCCAAGTCAACACAATATCCAATAGCATTTTGTTTATATACCAGATTGAAATATTGTATTTCATGGTCATTTAATACTTTGGTGATTTCTTCTATATCGCTTTTGTTTAAGGCTATCTTACTCATTTAATAATGTCCTACTTTCAATGTCCCAATAGTTTTCTACCGCGCTCCTAGCATAATCTGAATCAATATAGGTACCTAGAACATACTCGGTTTCTTTGTATATCTTGGCTCCCCATATACTATTCTGAGTGCCGACCTTGTAGGATGCGCCGATGATTTTACCATCAATATCATCATAATATACCCATTGAGAGTATTCTTTTTCTTGCCACTTTTTCATCTATCAATCCTTGGTGGGCTAGGAAATGGAAATACTGCTTGAGGATTTAATTCCTCGGTGTTGCTGAGTTTTTCTATAATGGCCTTGAGGCGGATTATTTCTTGCTCTAGTTCTTTCACGTATTCATCAATATCATTATTATACATAAACGTCTATCCTTTTACCTTTGCTTGGGTGTTCGGTTCTCTTTTGATTTGCTTTTCTGACATATTCCAGATGCTCACGGTGAATCCGTTCCTGTTTGTCTTTGATTCGGTGATACTCTATTCTCTGTTGGACTGGTGATATTTTCATTTGAATTCTTGGAATATTTTTAATAGTGGATCTGGATATGGCATTGTTGCTTTTGTTGATAGAATATCCAGAATTAACCGAATATCTTCCCTGTCACGCCAGGAGCCATAGAACCAGCCTTTTACATTGGTATGACCCATAAACGTTTCAAAACCTGCTACGTAAACAAAATCTTTTCTTTCATATAACTCTGGGTGGGCTTTCAATTTATTTCTTACAAAAAATTCAAATTCGGAATGTGTGCCTGTAATTACAAAATACTTCATTGGTTCTTTTTTCCATACATTAATTGCATTGCATCAAATACACAATCATCCACTGGATTATGCTTTGTAATATGTAGCTTAGAATCAAATGCTTCTATCCAGCCTGGTGTGTCCACTTCAACATATCCATTCTTGGTACCATACAGAAAATCAACTGCGGTTCTTACATCACGCCATCTAGCATACGACCAGATGTTTTCAAGACCCATTTGATCCTCAATGTGGCTTAACACCATCTGATCCAAATTACCACGGGCCCATACCCAACAATTAGTATCACTCTTTGATTTGACCCATTTGCTCATTGCACCATGACCAATCTCAAACGGCACATCATTTACATGTGGCTTAAATGATTTGTTCCGTGCGTTCTCGCATTGTTTGGACCACCATTCAACGGTGCCTTTGTCCACTCTCCGATTTAGTTCTTTGATTTGTTGCTCCACATCAAACTTACAAAAGAATGCGGACTCTCGCAACTGTGTGTGGCTTGGCTCTTTATCTGGTTCAAAATAGATTGCGGCCATGGATAGAATCACAGCATCGGAATCTTTACCGAGAGTTTCAACATCAAATATAAACATAATCGTCCAATAAAAAAGGCTATAGTATCATTATACCATAGCCTTGGTGTGGTGTCAAGGTAATTATTTAATCTGTGACCATACCTTAGATTTGATTTGGTTTGTCAATGATTCTGGTAGATGAACATAATCCAAATCTTCGGATAGTTTCTTACCATTTTTGAATGACCAATCAAAAAACTTTAGTACTTCTTCGGATGCTTTCTTGTCAACTGGATCCTTGTACATGATAATGAATGATGCTGTTGTCACAGGCCATGTATTATCGCCCTTTTGATCCACAATGGATACACCCATACCTGGTACTGAGAACCAATCAGCACCGACCGCAGCCGATGCAAATGTCAAATCATCTGGGCTAACATACTTACCATTTTTGTTTTGCAATTGCATGAAGACCAAATTGTTTTTCTTTACATACGCATACTCAACATACCCAATAGAACCTTTTACTCTGGTTACATTAGCAGCCACGCCTTCATTGCCCTTACCGCCAACGGATGAGGCTGCGGGCCATTTAACGGCTGCGCCCTTGCCAACTCTATCAGCCCATGGCTTTGATACTGTTGCAAGATAATCAGTCCAATTAAATGTGGTACCTGATCCATCAGCACGGTGCACCACTGTGATATTCGTATCTGGCAATTTCTTACCTGGGTTCAATGCTTGTAACTTTGGATCATTCCACTTTACAATATCACCCATGAATACTTCTGCTAGAATAGGACCAGTGATACGCAATTCACCAGCTTTGAATCCATCAAGATTTATAATCGGTACAGTACCGCCGATGATAGCAGGAAATTGTATCTGACCCAACTTATCAAGGTCTTCACCTTTGACTGGTGCATCGGTAGCACCGAATGTAACTGTCTTGTTGTTAATCTGGCGTATACCACCAGATGATCCAATTGATTGATAGTTTAATTTAACACCAGTATCTTTGCTATAGGCTTCGGCCCATTTAGCATAGATTGGATAAGGGAATGTAGCACCAGCACCTGTGATATCTGCGGCTGATACTGTGATTGATATAGTGGCTAATATGCTTGCAATTAGTCGGTTCATTTGAAATCCTTATAGTTGATATGGGACAACCCCATATACATATCTAGATTTTAATGTGATTGAAACAAAACTGTCACAATTCAAATAATCTTTTCGGTTTGTGTTTTGGTACCAATGCCAACATCAAGTCCGAGTAATGTGAAGCCTCGGTAGTTGTCTTCAGATTCAGCCCTAATCATTCTATTTGCCAATCCAAACTTAATATACTTTACTTCTTCACTCTCATAATATTTACCATCATCGCCTGGGTATGATTTCCACTTGATGCTGTATGCAAGCACTAACTCATATTTGTTTACTATGATTCGTTTGGTGTACTGCAAGTTATTTCCATTCCACGGATGGCTTTGTTGGCCATACAGGATTTAACATTGGATTTATAAAAATTTCACGAACGGCTTCTCTATAAGCAACAAATGCTTCCCGAGAGGAATCTGTTAATCGTGCTGAAACATCAGGTAGCTGGGTGTAATCAGTTACTACAATTAATCCAAGTGCTTCATTCTTCACTCTTAAAAGAAGGTCATCTTGCGATGGAGCAGGTGGCCATCTACCCGTCATGTCTTCCCAATTTTCATCTTGGGCTTTTTGAATGTATGGCAATTGAGTTTCATCTTCTTGGTCGTAAGCATGTACTTCGCCAGTGGAAGGATGTTTGAAAAATAAGTAAGACATTTTTTATCCTTTATGATATAAATTTTCAAAATTCTCTGTGGTCCTGATGAACCGTTGCGTCTTTTTCAATGACCATATTTATACAGTTCACTGCATCATCTTCTGAATGACAGTACCGAATGATTGTCTGACCGGTATATTTTGAGGTGAAGATTAAAAGAATATCGGTGTTTTTAAGAATGGAGAATTTAATAACCCAGCCGTTGCGAACGACCGGGTGAAAGCAATCAAGATTACTTTTTATTTCCTGCTGGAGCAAGGTCTGAGAATTCCTCAACGATTTTTCTTGCATTTTTACTAAATTCCGATCCCATAAATGTTAGCCCATACGTATATGTAGCATAATCGGATCCTATTAGTTTGTTAAATGCTTTGATGCCTGCATTGAATGCTTGTTCGTTAGCATCAATCATTGCAATTGTGAATTCTTTTGATTTGGTTTGAATTTCTTTGATATCCATTTTGTTTTTCCTTATTGATAAGCGATTGGTGAATTAAATTCTTTGACAAGCAATCTTAATTCTTGGTAAAGTTCTTGTATATAATTTTTCATTTGTATGCACTCCTTTTGGCTGTGTCATACAAATATATATGCAAAAACTAAGTGTTTCTACTAGTATTCCATGTCTAATTTATAGCTTGGGCTCATTGGTTTTATCAACAGGCTTTTGTTCCGCTGTTGCATCAATGAACCTATATTGTGGTATTGTCCACTCAACAGGTTTCCAAAACTTGTGGTAAATATTGTTCATCAACAATAAAAACATGCCGATAACACAAATACCAAGCCCAATAAAGATTGAGCCACCTAAAAAATACAATGCTGATTCTATTTCCATTACCATTCTTCCTTTGCTTTTTTCGCTTCACTTACAATTTTCTTAATTACTTCCCATGTTGGCTGTGCTAACCAACCAAAGAATGCACCGTATACGAACCATTCAAGTTGAACCATAATGCGTTCTCAATATTTTAACTTGGTCATCGGAAGTTACATAACATCTTGCATGTAATCTGAGTGAATCAGAATATGGATCTGCAATTTTGGTAAACTCTATTAGATTATTTTCCATCATATGCTTAACCAATGCTATTGCCATTTTTACTTTAATAGCATCCTTAAAATCTTCATCAGTTAAAAATCTATCAGTATCCGCAAATGTTATTTCTAAAGATGTTCCCACTAATTTACCACCAATAGGATAATCTTTTATATTAAAAGTAAATTCTTCATCAGCCCAATTGAATTGCGCTGGGTTTTTCATAATTGCATGTGCTATTTTCATTAGATGCTTTTAATTTGTTCCCACTCGGTGCTATCATTGATTACATCACGGCGCCACAATGTACCATCGTTGCATAATGCAGTCACAATAATTC